CCCCAGAAAAGGGAAGCCAAGAGAGCGATAGAATAGGAATGCTTACCGTATCTGTCTTTCAGCATAGGGACGTTCAGCATGTGATAAATGAATAGGAATAGGAAAGCAGTCGCCAGGATATGCACCGCTATGTTGAAAAGATGATATCCTGTGGTATTGAGCTTGCCCCAATAGTAATTTAGGGCCAGGGTAAAGCAGGCCACAGGACGGTAAAGAACTGGGTGGTATATGGCCCCGTTACGATCCCCACCGCTGAAGAAACTTGCTTTGATGCTTTGCCATGTGAATTCCGTCATGTGGATCGGCTTATTCTCTATGATATTTACCGAATCATCGAAGTGGAAATCGCTGTGAAAAGTGTTTCCGTAGCAGATAAGAATAAGGGCGAAGATTACGATAAACGCAAAGATATTTCGTCTGAGCGGGAGAAGGCAAGTATCGGGATAGAACTTGAATACTTTCACGGAAAGCCTCTTCTGAATCTGGGGTATCCCCCGAAGAGGATACCCCACACATTCATACTGCTATGCTGTTACGGATAGATTTGAGGGGATCTATCTAACCACTTCATTCGAGTAAAGAAATAATGGATATATCCATCGGTTGTCGCACCCGTACCGGAACTTACCGAATAACCAAGGCTCTGTCCGTTGGAATTCACAAGGTAAGGCCAAGTAACAAGTAGGCCTGTATCAATATTAGCACTGGAAGTCGTTCCCTCAGCAATCCAGCCCAGCAAAACACCAAGTGGTGTCCCGGCAGTTGCATTAATGATGAAATCATCGGTACCGGCAGATGATATGCCGACCCTCATTGGATTGATCCAGCAGGAATCAATACTCAGGATCATGTCATTGATAAACCCATCATGATCGCCACTGGTATCTCCCGTCTCAATCCCAACACAAAGCAACTGACTTGTGGATGCAGGATTGATGAGTTCCACCATCACGTTATGGATAAGGGTACCGATATCGAAATCAATACCTGTATCCGTGCTAGTTCCGTCAACGGTAGTTGTCCCCGCCCACCAGATGCAGCCATGATGCAAGATACCAGGCTTCTCATCGATGATGGAGGTCCGGGTATAGGGTGTCGCATCGTCCAGATAGGTCGTGTACCCACCTGCGGTATCCACGATGATAATATCTGCCGTGGCAACGTCATAATAGAAATCGATCTTGTCATCAACGGCAAATACTGTGGTCGTGATCGGGTTGGTCTTTGCAGTTATGCCCTCATCACTGTAGATCGTGGCAGCGGTATTGGTATCATCTGCCAATACCTTGTAGGTAACACCGCTCACGAGCGAGGTATAGCCACCCGCAGCCGTGCTGAATCCCGTATCAGAATAGATAGAGATTTCGTAATGATACCAGACAGCATGAGCCGGGGGAGCAATGAGCCACCCCACCAGAAGCATACCTATGATCATCAGTGCTGTAAGAAATCGTCTCATAATATTGTCCTCCTTAATTGATCTAAAAATGTCTAATTGTTATGTGTTTACTGGCCCGGAAGGGGTCTTTAGCTTCGCCATCGCCGTTTCAAGGGGAGTCCCGATATACGAAAGGTAATCGGTTCCCGTATTCCCGGAATCTTCATCGATGTTATTGCAGATGGCACAGACTGCCAGGTACAAATCATAAACTGCCCTGACCAAATCGCCCTGCCCCATACCGGTTTGCCCGACATTGCCTACCAGCGTTTTGTAGCTCGGATCTATATCGGCCATTAGTTATCTCCTTCGTTGTAGCCTCAAGAATCTGCGATGAGTATCTTGAGTCCTATGTCTTCCGCTAGGGACTCATCTCCCCGTTTAAGGAAATATTTCTCGAATATCTTTTTGAGTTCCCGGTAATAGTCCTCCTTCACACCTAAAACTTTGTATTGCGGATTGCCCGTTGACTGTCCAAGCGGGCCTTTGATCTGGCGAATCCGGGAAAATGCCTTTCGGGATTTCCGGTCAACCATCTTCTCATGTAGCAAGGCGGCTTGATGAACCTTGTCCAGAACCAGGCAACATCGGGGCTGTAATTTCCCATTGAACTTGTAGAAATGATCGAAGCTGTAACCCCATCTCCGTTTCTTAAACAACACGTTTCCGGTATGTACTGCCTGATGATCCTGAACAACATTGCCGAGATACTGCATAATTTGATATGGCATGACCTTGATCGTCTTTGCCCTGACCCTGACAACCATGAGCTTATGGCTTTCGGGATTGCGCCCGACACAACGTTCAATGAACGGTCCCATGTGGTCCTCACCGGCATCCGCGTCTTCTATCAACATTGTGTCAATAGTGTGAATCTGAGCACCAAAATTCACTTCATCTTGAGTGAGATATTCGATATCCTGGCTCTCAGGGGGAAGGGGGAGATCGCTTTTCATGCGGCTACTGATTAGTGCAGGCGCCCCAATGCCCTGAGAATCCGTAAGTTTTTCGTTTAGCATCTCCTGATCCGCAACCTCCGATTCCGACTGATCGGCCTTTTCAGGCTCGATAGGTTTCTCAGAATCAGAAGGCGGTTCGCTTTCGAGATGAAGGTCCTCTCGCGGCTCGTCTTCTATAATCGGTGTGGCCGCTGCCTTTCTCTTTCCCATTTTCCTTACCTCATTGTCTTAAAGTTATTACGTAACGTTGGTTCTCGCGGATCTGTAGGCAACCACGGAAAAGTCCTTACTATTGAATACGGACTTGGCCTCGCCTTTGATGATAGCTACGGCAACGCCGAACTGATTTTCATAGTCGAACTTCTTCTCTATCCACCTGAGGTAGCCGTTTTTGTTATTGATCCGGTATCCACCTACGCCGACAATCACTGCCTGCCTTCCGAGCAGATAAGACTCTGCGCCGTAGACATCTAGGCCCACGCCCCATCCGCTAAAGATGGTGCAGTTGTCATGGTCGTAAAGAGCCATGCCATCCCAATCAATGAGTGCACCCGCGAAAAGGGGATTCTCACTACCGCGCCTCTCGGCCTCTCTCGTCACCTGCTGATACACCGCATCATTGATTTTGAGATCGTATGATACGTGATCGTGCATCAGGCCGATGTAACGATACACGGTTTTCTGTCCCACCTTTGAAATCTTGACCGGTGGTATTTTGGGGTTTGCGCTGGATTTTGCGTAAGTGTGTGCTTTTGACCAGTCGGCCAACGTCATAAGGTCCGTGGCAACTACGACACCCGAGGTCGCTCTGCTGTTAACGTAGAAAATCTTGGTGCATGAAGCGGCTATGGCCGTGAAAATATCCTCATCGCGCTTCTCGGCCATCCAATCTCCAAGACCATCCCTTATCTCAACGGGAAGATCAGCCTCGGTAGCTTGTTGTGTTTCCTCACCGGCATATCGACCAGCATTTCTGAGCTGGGCGATAGTCCAGGTCATACTATGGAAATCGGGGGCTTCTTCATTTTCCTCAAGAAGTTCATCGTTAATCACGCCCTCGCTGTCAAACGGCATAATGAGCCCTTCGGTCATCTGAAAACCTGCTTTTGTTGCGAAATCGGCTTTCAATTGAATGACGTTGTTAGAACCCTTACCCGTTAGAACTTTAAAGAATTGGTCGCGTTGATGGGTTTTCCACAGATCCACGGCCCATCTTGATACTCTGAGAGCATTGTTTATTCCTGCCGTGAACTTAATTAACGCCATGTTCCTATCCTCCTCTGAATTTCAAAGAGGAATCGTTTAGATCAGACCTCGTTTATGAAGTATCTTTTCTGTTTCTTCATCAGGGGTATCCCAGTCAAGCTCAGGTGTTTCTTTAATTTCACTGCCTGATTTCGGTGCCTTGGGTCCCTTGGGTTTCTTTTCCAATTCTGCGATCGTTTTAGCGGTCTGTTTCTGCACGCCCTCTTTGATCTTTTTTGGCGCTTGTTTCGCGACACCGTACTCGTATGCTGCTAACAACGGGAAAGGCTGTTGCTGAAAGTAATTCAAGAGTGCCTGGTTTTTAACCCCGGTAATTTCACCGGATGGACTCATAACAAACGCCTCATCCCAGGCCCCTTTAATCGTCTCATTGAAATCCTTACGGGTTTCTTTAAGAACGAATTCCTGGAGCGCACTCACAGCCTTACTGGTTCGCTCCAAGACGGGATTCACTGTTTCCGCGATAGCTTTTTCTGCGACTGGCTTTGCAAGCATACTTGCACGATGATCGATATAGTGCGCCGTTTCGGTTTGGTCATTCCATTCCCCTGGCTTTACTATTCCTTGGGGAAGTTCGTCAGACAGCTTCGAGGCTTCTCCGGGTTTAACGCCCGCTTCGGCTCCTTTGCCTTTTTCCTCTTCGCCTGTTCCGACGAGATCGTTGTATTGGGTCTGGTAGAATTCTGCCTGCTTCTTGGTGATACCCAAATCAGCCCTGAGACTCGCCAATTCTGTCTGAACCTCTTTCCATCGGGGATGATTATGAAAAGGCAGTTTTTCCTCGCCCTCCTCTTCCTCAGGCTCCTCTTCTTCGCCTTCCTTTGCCGGTTCTTCTTCGCCCTCGGGTTTTAGCGTCTCCGCAGACGGTTTGGCGGTTTTGTCCGTTTTGGAAGCGTCAGGAACCGCTTTCTCTTCTCCTGATGGCTGGGCTACTTCTCCTGTACCCTCATCACTCTCGGAAGGATGCAGATCCCATTCTTCGCCTGCAGTTCCTTCTTTACCATCAGCGGCACCCTCGGAACCTCCTTCATCTCCGACTTCCCCCCGCTCGTTTCCAAGGGGAGAGATCCTATACAAATCTCTAATTGCTCCCCAGATGCCTAAAATGGCACTCTCGGAAGGCTCTTTAATCTCCCTAGCCATTGGTAATCCTCCTGTAAGTTATTGGTTAAACAATAAAAAAAGCCTCACCAGAATCGAACTTAATCAATTCCAGTGAGGCTTACTAAAGCGTGACTGGCTTAATCTGCCCGTGCCTTGTGGGAGAGGCAGACTGTTATGTTAGTGCATTAATCCTCTTTCATTTCCTCAAATGATTTAATGGCTGAACTTTTCATGTCATTTTCCTTGTTGCCCATAAAAATGCTAACCATCGACTCAACTTGACCTGCTCCGCAGGCAAGTTACCCGGGCCGTTATATGGGGTAATAAAATGAATACAATCAAAATAAGCGACTTTGAGATTGCTCTTATTTTAGCGCAGCAACATGCCATCATTAATATATGCTCATTCATATTAACCTTTCTGCTTTGGCTTTTTCTATTTCTCGTTTTACTATCTTTGAAATTACTCGACGTATTCTCATTTTCTCCTTTGACCCATATTCCACCATTACTCCAGGTGTTGAGCCTAATCGGCGTAACTCCGATCTTAATTGCAATGCTTTCATTTAAATTCCTCCGCTCTTTTATTAGTAAATACATCACGTATTATAGAAATAAACACATGAAAGAAACCAGATCCGTATAACCACCGCTTTCACACCGACGCGTTCCGCGCGGGTGAAGCGGGGCGTTAGAAAAGAGGTGACAATATGGAAGAAAAAGGTAATCAAAATTGTCCATTATGTAACACCCCTACTTCATTTATTTTTTACGATT